CAATTATGGTATAGTAATAAGGCGATTATTATACTCAAACTATGAAAACTACAGTCGGACAAAACATTAAACAGTTAAGAAAGTCTTTTGATTTAACGCAAGAACAATTGTCTGAAAGAACGGGTTTATCACGCGGACAAATCAAAAATTGGGAAACTGATCGTCATGAACCCGACCTTGAAAGTTTAAAGGTACTTGCGTCGTTTTTTAACACCTCCACAGATGCTCTTCTTAACTTCGAGAACAGGAAAGAAGATGCACTATTAGGTTTGTTATTCAATGACATCCAACGAGCTTATGAGGAGCTAGATGGACGTCAGCAAGGCCGTTTTGCAAAACAAGTTTCATTGTACGTGAAAATGTTGCAAAACAACAAGGATATACTGTGATTTGATTTCATTGTAGAAGAAATCTTTTCCAAAGAAAAGAGGTAAAATTTTACATAATTTTACCAATCCTACCAGGAGAGCCATTCGGTTCTCTTTTTTTATTTTCATTCGACAAAATATGACAATATAGTTGTAACTGGATTTGTTATGCTTGGGTTAAATCTTACATTTTTAAAGGGGATATTATATGGCTACTCCAAAATACACTAAAATTGATGAACGCTTTGGCGTTATTGAATACCCAGTCACACTAACCGAAATGGTTGAAATATCTAAAGAATTACCTAAAACTGAGCGTAAGTACTATCAGTTTGCTTTCGATGCTTTAAAGAAAGTTATGAAGGCAAAAGAAAATATCCACTGCTTTGAAGTTGCTAATCCTAAATTAACAAAAATGGGATTTATGGTTGTAGGGGAACATAATCTCTACCTCGTAATGATGAAAGGAGGATTTTTCGGAGGCGCTGAAGCTGAAGTAATTAAATACAAGGATATTAAAAACGTAGACTTCGATATTGCTCCAAATTTATTTGGCTTATCCAATGTGAATACTGGTGTTATTTACTTAAAAATAAAGAAAATGTTGGGTACAAAAAAGAGGACTATTAGCAATATTCCTGATTACAACGTCGATGGAGTATTAAAAGCAATTCGTAATAAAATATAGATTTTAACAACATTTCTCAATGTGTGAAACAACTAAACATGGTAAAATAATATTTGGATGGGATTCCAATACATATTATTAAAATTAAGATGGTTCAAGTCGGAGGAAGGCACCTTAGGGGGTCTTTTCTTTATTGCATTTAATAAAAATCGTTTAATTACACACACTACAAATGTCCTTGAAGTTATGTTGCATTGCATGATATACTTTAGATAACTTAAAGTTAAAGATAAAAAAAGCCTTTCAGTGCGCTAACACTGAAAAGCTTTCAATAAAATATTACTTTTTGCCTTTACTCATATTGATCACGCTAATGACAACGCCGAGTAAAGAACAAACCGCAGTAACTGTAAGTGGATCCATTAGATTCACCACCTTCCTAAGCCTTTCGTACCCCAATACGATGGGCTTATTTATTATTATAACAGAAAAAAATCACAAACAAAGATTTCTTCCCGTTAATTTTATAATCTTTATTTCCACTAACAAAACATTAATAACTCACCTTCTTCTTCAATACTGCTTTTGTTTTTTTGACTGTCTCTACATATTGTTTTTATTAAATTTCACGTACTATATCTTATTTATAAAACCTAATTCTACAATAAGGCCTATTCTACCATCCATCCCCTTATCCTCTAACCAAGTAAGTAGTAAATCCCTATTTATTCCTCTATCTTAGTAAGTAATTCCCCCATGAGTTAAACATTCTCAAGTTTTTCATCTTTTCTTCATAATTAAGCTTGACTGAAGATCTTGAAGGTTTTTATCATGTGGGAACGATTATGGAACACGGCTGGAAGGCAGATTTATCCCCTACTTTGAAAGATCACAAAAAAAGCAATCAATCAAAATAGATGGATAAGCGTCTTGTTTTCGCCATGCGGTCACTTATAAGGTATCCGTATGTATAGACCCTGTTCACTCAGCGATTTTCACCGCATACATCCTTTTACTATGGCTTGTCCTTGTAATATCGTCCCTACACGACAAACTGAATGTACTCCCTAGCACCGTAATGCTAACGATAACCACCCGAACCTTTTAGAGAATCGTCCCTGGGCAAGTTCTCGCCCACCCTCACCAGAAGAACAGGATTCCAATGAGGGGTGCTGTTTTTGTAGGCGCATACTCTGTACCCCCTGCACGACCAACAGCTAGCCACGCACGTAACACGTTCCTCCTATATGTATAGCAGCACGGAATTACGGCTTATCAGTTTTTATTTACGTGGTATCAGGCAATTCCACGCGAACAAAAAACAAAAAGGCATCCCTAATTCCTAAATATCCTGTAGATCCACAAGACTTCTAGGCTTAGAGATGCCCTATATATATCTTTTGACTGCAAAAAATACAATTCTAGCATTTACTAGTTGAATTTTAGCCGAATCATAGATAAAATGGGTATATCAAATAAGCCTAGTCGAAAGGCATAATTGTTTAAGGATAGTGGTGGTACACTACTTAAACCGAATTCCTGCATGGTTACAGGTTATGTCTAGTAAGTGTTGGTAGCAATTACTAGAGCTGAGTCATTCCCACAACGGTTGGTAGCCGTTAGCATATGGGAGTGGCTTTTTGTTTTGTGTTCATATTCAATTGTTTTGCTCGATCTATTTATGTAGATTTGATTTATCAAAATATGTTTTGTTTTGTAGAATGATGCTTGTTGTTTATTACGTTACAACAGGCTTTTTTGTTTGTAAATACAGAAATGACAACTTAAAACTACGCGAAAGTGGAAATGTATACTTACGCAAAAGTAGAAATGTATACTTTTCTACCTATTTTTTAAACCAGGTATACTTCTTCAAACTTACGCAAAAGTGGAAATGTATACTTATAGACATATGTATTAAATTATCTATATCAAAAAAAAGTACACAAACCCTTATTTAACAGGATTTTTATAACCTAAACCAAACTTACGCAAAAGTAGAAATGTATACTTTTCTACTTTTAAAATCTCTAATTTTATAAAGTACGCAATAGTAGAAAAGTAGAAAAGTATACTAAAATTAATTACGCTTAGGTATACTTTTCTACTCTTTCGAGAAATCCGTTTGAAAATCATAAACTTTTCTTAGGTATACTGTTGCTAATATTGTATATAGATGTTACATTTTACTCAAAGGTATACTTATTCGGAGTTTTATGGAGGAATGTCGAAAATGAATAGACAAGCAACTACATATGTAATTGGTAACTTTAAAGGTGGAGTTGGAAAAACAAAAACAGCTACAATGTTAGCTTATGAAGCTGCAACTGTATTTAATGAGAAGTGTCTCTTAATAGATATGGATCCACAGGGCAATGCTACACGAGTTCTAGCAAAAACAGGTGACATTGAACAAATAGACAAATCTATTACGGATGCGTTTTTAAATCAAAATTTAGAGAATGAGATTATCCCAGTCATCGAGAATTTGGATATCGTTCCATCTAATACTTCATTTAGAAAGCTATCAAAAATCCTCTTTGATATGTTCCCAGAGGATGAACTTGCACAAATTACATATTTAAAAAAGTTACTTGAACCACTAAAAGATAAATATGATCGCATCTACATTGATGTACCCCCAACAATCAGTGACTACTCAGATAACGCTATGATCGCTGCCGATTATTGTATCATCGTTTTACAAACACAAGAACTATCCCTAGAAGGTGCTCAAACATATATCGCTTATATGCAGTTCTTAGCAGAAACTTATGATGCTGATTTACAGGTGCTTGGTATTATCCCAATGATGTTACATCAAGGAAAACGAGTTGATAATAAAGTATTGCAACAAGCTCAAGAAATGTATGGCGGAAATGTACTAAATACAATTGTTAGATATCAGGAACGTTTGAAAGTGTATGATATCGAAGGTATTCATAAGACTATTAATGTTAGCGGAAATGTGGACATGTGGGATGAGAAAGCTCATCAATTATTCATTGATGTTCTTAGTGAACTTAATGAACATGAAAACTATTTTGCTACAGTTAATGCCTAAGGAGGAGATTCATAATGTCAAATACACCATTTAAACCTATAATCTCTAAACCTGGTGGGAAAAACACTTTAAATGATAAAGACGTCGAGATAAAAGGCACTAACGATTTTGGGCGAAATAATGAACCTGTTAGAAAACAAGTTATAAAACCTATCATTAACAAAGGGAAAGTAACCGCTCCGGAGCAAGCAGATAAACGTTTAGTTCCATCAAAAACAGCAAAACTTTCACCTGCTGTTTTACTCAAGCTAAGTACACTTAAACCCTTCATAAAAGAAGCAGAAAGTATGGATAAGGCATCCAATAATAATATTATTGATATGCTTGTTGACAACTATGTAAATACTAAACTAACAACACGACAATCAGAAGGCTATAAAAGGATGTACGAGCAGCTTTATGAGATGTTGGAAAAGAAATAACACGTGAAAAGTTTAAATAGGAGTGGTACCTGTGGAAAATAAGAATAATTCATTTGTAGTAACAGTTACGCCTATTACTGACAACTTAGATTCAAACACAGACAAGAAATTACAGGCGCCAGAGAAAAAGAAGTTTAAAAACCAAGAAGCAAGCATTAAAGTTCCTAATGAATCAAAAGTAGAACTTGAAGCGCTAATGAAAATTACCAAAAAGAAATTTGCTCATGAAATAATTGATCTACTTATAAATAATTATGTAGAAAAAGAATTAACTGCAGAGCAGAAAATGAAATTTAAATTACTGACTGAAATATAAAAAGAAGTACCTCTGTTTCTAATTAGGGGGTACTTCTTTTTATGGTATACATCAAATGAAAAATGAATCTTTCGTCAAAGTAGAAAAGTATACATATATACTTTTCTACTTTTGCGTAGTTTATCGAAAAACCTCACCGGAACTTCCACCACGGCTTTTTCTTCTCTTTTGCAGCAGCAACCTCATCCCGGAATTCCTGCATTAATCTCTTCGTTTCCTGCATCTCACGTAGTGTCTTCATAAGCGTCTCATCCCGCGCTTCCAATCGTTTTTCCACTCGCTCATTATGTGCTTCTACACTTGCTTTGATTTCCTCGTTGCTTTGCTTCGCCTGCTCACTTAATCGCTTCTCCATTGCTAACATACTCTGATTCATTTCTTGCGCCATAACGCTGTACTGTTCCTGTAATTGCTGTTTAATGTGGAATGGCACTAAATCCGTTTCCTCAGACTCTTCTTGAATCAGATCTGGATTAACCTTCTCTATTTGCTGTGCAATCATCTTCGCTGCTTTTTCTAGCGTCATACCGTCATGCTTACTCAGTTCAATTAATTTCTCAATGACCATAATGTCGCTGTCTGTGTATTGGCGTCTGCCACGATTATCTTTCTTTACTGCGAATCCTTCGCGTGATAATACTTCCATGTACTTTCTAAGGGTGCTATCAGATATTCCTAGTCGTTTGTATACTTCACTAGCGGAATAAACAATTTCGTCCGTCATAACGTCACAACACCTCCTAGTGAGAGTATTCCATGATGAGTGAGAAATTCCTGCAAAGAAAAAAGCCCTACACGTGTAGGACTAAATAGCTTTAGCAATCTCAACAAGTAATCTCATAAACAATGGAATCATTTGAACAACTATATAACCAATCCCTGCACGACTTATTAGCGAGAATCCCCGTTCCTGGCTACCAACCATAATGAACAGCCCACCACATAACGCTACAACGGATGCAATCGGATAAGATACTGCTTTAATTAAGAAGATAACCGGTTCAAATGCATTTACAATACGATTGTATAACTGTCCATCTATATAATTTTTTATCTTCCCATCGTTTGACTGCACATCTTTAAATACTTCATTTACATCCGGATTATTACCATCAGCAAACACATGAGGAATATCTATAATTTGACTGAATATAATAGCACTACCGATCACAATACTTATTCGCGCCGCCACGGGTGCGTATTTTTTTGCTTTCTTTTTGAACAAGCTCCACTTTTTCTTTCCCCCATAGTTACCATCCAAAAAATTTTTGATGCTCATCGTCTCAGTTGCCATATGGACCATCTCCCTGTTTTTAATGGAAATCAGTAACCGTAAATATGTTGCAATCCAATCCCTCGCAAAGCTTCTGAAGTTGTTTTCTGCGATATTCTGTCGTGGTGTACCAAATAAACTTAGGGGTCTTTTCAAATACTTTGCATTCCATCAATTTGCGATACTTCTGCATCTTGATACGGTTCGCGCTCATCTTTTGTTCATGATCCACCTCTACAATGTAATAGCGGCCGTTATCCGTAAATAGTGCATCTGCAATTATAGAAACGATACCTTTCACATTCATCTTAACTTCCTGTTTCCACGTTTTCGGGCATTCGTAAGCGATGTAGATGTCATTCCTCATAATGTAATGGCGAAATTGATTCGAACGCTTGAGTATCTTCTTACTTCCGATACGTTCACGCCCTTCCTTGTTAAGATAATAAACCTTTTCTCCGTCTCTAAAGCTAGATACATATTCTTCAATTCCTTTCATAACACGCGATGCATTCCTGTCACCACCAAGATCATGAAGTACCTGGATTTGCTTCCTACTTAAAAATCCCAACTTCTTCAAGCTCAAGAGTATGGACTCGGTTCTCGCTTCCTTTAGTGCTAGTTTTTGCATCTTCATGCTCCTTCCTCGCTCTTATGTTGATGTGCGGCTTTATGATGTTATCAATTTGCTTATTATCGATATAAATTGTCTGTAGGACCTTTTTCTCATTCGTTTGATATATAGCCCTTCCTTTTATGTTAGGAAGGCTCTCTGCGCCGCCCTCATCTAATACGGCACGGCTCCCTGCCTCTGTTTGTAATCTAAAGCAAACACGAGCACCAATGTTTTGACGCAGTTGTGACGGCATGGCGCTATTCGTCGGATATTGGGTTGCATATATTAAACGGAATCCAGCCGCCCTGCCACGACGACCAATATCAACAATAATGTCCTGGCACTCCTGATATGGCGCTATATCGGCTGCTTCATCAACAATTACAAAGTATCGTACTGGATCCCCGGCTTCTTTTATATCTTCGTATCCTTTTGCTAGTAAGTATTCGTTTCTAGCATTCAGCCTATCTTGCAATTCCTTTAGAGTCTCAAGGGCTTCCTCTGGATTCTTCGCAATTGATTCGACTTGATTTAGGAATCTGTATCGGTTGAAAGAGAGACCACCCTTCAAGTCTATAAGAAATAGCTTTATATTTTCCGATTGGTTTCGTACCAGCGAAGTAATAATAAGCTTTAATACATTCGATTTCCCCATATCCGTCATGCCGGCAGAGATCATATGTGATAACTGGTCAAAGTCGTGTTTTATCAATCCATCCCTTGTATAACCAATAGGTACTTCCCACCCTCTGCACTGCCTCATCATTTCCTCCTCAAATTTCACAAAATCAGGTATCCCTTTCTCGTAAACTCTTATTTTAAGTAACCCATCGTAAGACAGCTCAATTTCCTTTCTGACGAGCTTTTTCTTGCTTATGATGTTTTGTATTTGTTTCAAGATATCTTTTCGCAGTCGAAGAGATTTGAAGTCTTGTAGTTTAAAATCATAAACTTTGCTCTTGTGATTTAATCCATCTTCTAAATGTTGTATCTTTTGTTCAAAATCGGAGAAGCTAAGACCGAGTGGAATTCTATATGCATATTCAACTCCCCATTCATTCCTCGTCTTACGGAGTAGCTGTATGGTCCTGGTCTCTTTCCCTTCTCTTACTTTTAATCCGCAGTTAGCGCAGATTCTTTGAATCTTAGAAGCGTCATTCGTAGCTCCTTTTTGATGCATTTTTGATAGAAAGACTACACCACCGACTGCAGCTGAACTTACTAACTCAAATATCACAAACTTACACCACCCCTCATGTATGTTTTAGCAAAAACAGTCCCTGCTAATTAGAAGAGAGAATAATAGCTATGAGTCATTGAAAACGACAGTCTCGCAATGTCTTCTGCATCATTCTGTAAACGAATTCTATTCGGAATAGGTGAAACGTAGTTTTGAAAGGCTATCAATTTGGAACTGAGAATCGTAATTTGTTTGGTATGGTAAAAGGTATTTCATACTGTTTGGTCTTTATGTCAGTTTTTTTCTCATGTTTAAAAAAATGACGAAAAGGGCAAGCTATCCATGAGGTGGTAAAGGTGTTTGGATTAGGCAAAAAACGTAGTAAGTTTGGCAAATGGTTAGACAAACAAGGAATCACACAAGGGGAATTGGAGAAGGCCGCTAAGTTAAGTAGGGGTACAATTTCAAAAGTGTGTAATGATAAAGAATACACACCTAAATTTTCGACTATATCCCAAATAACAAGAGGATTGAAGAAGTTAGGGAAAAACATAAATGAAAATGAATTTTGGATGTAGCTTCGTATAATCGAGGCTATTTTTATACTTTTAAAAGAACGTATGTTCGTGTATAATAAGCATAAATTACACGAATCGGGGGATCATCATGGAAAATCAGAGTTGGGGAACACCTAAATTACGTGGGAGGGGCATGGTCAAGTGGCAGCCGTTTGCCAGTATGCCGGAACAATACGAAGTGATACGAGAAATAATTAGCGATTTAAATAAAGTGCCGAAACCAATTGTTACTGAAGATATGAAAGAACAACTACAAATTGGTCTTATGCAATCGTTACAAAACAAGGAAGAAATACATATCTCATACTATCGTGATGGAATGGTGCACGATATGTACATAAATGTATTACATATTGAACCAATGCTAAAAACTGTGTATTGTACAGATGCTTTTGGTTTGAATACCGAATTTAAGTTTGATGAGCTAGTGAGTATAAATTAAAAAAGCCGCCCAATAGGACGGCTTTCGTTGTTTACTTTTCAAACTTCACATATTCACCTGAAACCCATTGATCTCCACCAACATTATACCAACCATCTCTATATCCCCAAGATTGATATCTTTCGTTTTGGTGCACATTTTTTACAATATCGTGGCTTATTCCTGGGCCAGTACGAACACGTAATACATCAGCTGTAATAGTCACTACACCAATGCCATCATTTGAAGGTTTAGAAGGTGCTGGTGCATTTTCTTCTGCATAACGAATGTATGATGAGTCATTATATACCCACTGATCGCCACCTAAGTTTAGCCACCCATTTGACTCACCCCATACTTGGTAGCATTCTCCTTTTCCTAATTGACGAATAACCCCGTATCCAGTACCAGGTCCTTTACGAAGGTTAACATTATTCCCCTCAATATACGCAACTCCTGTCCCACTAGATGACGGTGGAGTGGGCGTTGGAGCTACGTTATTACTACCACCGCTATATGCATTTTGGACTCTTTCAATAAAGCTATCCCAACGTCCTTCCGCTAGCATACGATGAGGGCAATGCTTCCCGCTCCACGATTGGTGCGTGCGAACTTTACTAATTGGAATATTGTACTGTTTCATTAGTTGCGCTACAACGATAGCTGCATTATCTTCCGCTTTATAATATCTTTCTCCACCGTTTAAAGAGTAACAGATTTCAACTCCAATAGATTTACGATTTCCGTTACCACCACCATCGCCACAATGCCAAGCGTTACGCTCTAAAGGAATTCCTTGTACAGCTTCCTTATCATCTACAGCGATATGAAACGATACTTGGTTGTCATTACGAATCATATAAGCCACTTCGTTTTCTGCTGTAGCATCGTTGTAAGTATTGTGGACCGTGATAAATTCAGGAATCATTGTATACGGACACTTTGTACCATATTTACTTGAACTAACTAGATTTTTTCTGATTTCCATTACTCAACATCTCCTTTTCTATCTTCATGATCTGACCAAATACCAAGTGCAACGCCGACAGTAAATAAATATGGTGCCAATTCATCTAAGAAGCTCTTAGCCTCTGGAACTCCGAATTTCGTAAATAAGAACCCAAGCAAAGAAAAAACCGCAACCCATGTTTTCCAGTTGCGGAATCGTTTTTTGATATTTTCTTTTGACATATTACATACCACCTCCCTTCAGGAAGAAAGTAAGGGCTGCCCCAATAAGCCCACCTACAATGAGGCGTAAGATCCATGTAGTATTGGCACTGATTTTATCAAGAAGCTTATTTATATTTACAATATCCTTTTCGTTGACAGTGGTACGTGTTTCTAAATTACGGATATCTCGTTGCATATCTTTTTGATCTAATTTGATTTGTTGAATCTCTTGCTTTAAATCTTGAATTTCTTGCATTGGTTCATCTCCTTTTAGGCAAAATAAAAAGAGAACCAATAAGGTTCTCTTTCTTTATAAACATATCAAGATGCTAATTTAATTAAATCTTCATCAATTCCTTGTTTTTGTATCTTCTTGTTTTCATAGAAGTATCTCCAGCAAACTGCTAAGAATAAGAAGAAATTTTCATTTGTGATTAATGAAAGTGAACTCATCATCACTCCCATTGAGCATAATGTGAAGAATAAATAATTAGTGCTATGTTTTTGCTTTCTATTTTTATAAAACATTCCAAACAATCCAAGGAAAAATAGTGAATATAAAACAAATCCCACCATTCCGGATTCAGTTAATACTTCTAAGAATGTGTTATGCATGTAATGATCAATTCCGAATAAATAATTACTGTATGAACGATAGTTATAAATCCCTATCCCAAAGAATGGATTGTCAGAGAATAATTTCAATCCGTTCTCCCAAATATCGAATCTTCCTGAAGCTCCATCGCCCTGAACTTCAGTGAATCTATCAGTTACAATTTTTACTATATCGATATTGAAGTAAAGTTGAGCAAAATAAATCATACCTACAACGAAAATTGTTCCCCATATAATCATTCTTATTTTCGTTTTAGTTTTTGCAGCTACAAAATAAAGTAAAATTCCAAAAGCTATTGCTACAAAAGCTCCACGAGAAAATGTTAGTAATAATGTAACGACTGTTAATAATATCCCTATTTTAGAACCTTTTCGGTTTAAATGCGTCAAATAGTAATAAAAGAAAATAAAATTACAAAACGCAAATATATTTGGATCAGTGAAAGTTCCGATTAACCTAGGAATTCCTCTATCCATCAATAAGCCTAATGAGTTTATTCTATTTCCTGTAAAATGGAATCCTAACAAATAAGCTCCTAATACATACAGCATAAGAGAAACAAAGTTAAATACAATACCACTTACCGATAATGTATTTTCTAGCTGCCTAATACTTAATCTACTCAAAACATATCTCATAATGAAATATGAGCTTATCGTAATTATTATAGCAACTATTAATCTCAAGCTTTCCATAGGGTATTTTGCAAATAGGCTTGTCGAACAATATAAACAATAAAACATTATCATTAGAATTTCATAGGTCATTAATTTATGAAATTCTAATTTGAAAATAGAAAATAAAATAATAAAACATATAAAAATCATATATGGTTTCAAAGAAAAACCAACATTAATGTTATAAGATCCTAACATTAACGAAAAAATTAGCAGGAATGCCATCATTCCTATGCGTGGTGTTTTGACCGTTTTAATTGTATTCATAATCAATCTCCTTATATTAGTACCTATCTATCTTACATAAAGAGAGATCAATAATACAAACGTAAATTAATAAAAGATGAATAAATTGTATTATTCATCTTTTATTACAGTTTATTTCATTACTCTTATAGTAGACTTGATTTTATTTTTCAAAGATGATGGCATCATCTTTAAAATTTGTTTCTTTACTTGCGCTTTAAAGTTTAATGGATTAATAGGTTCAGAAAGAGTTTCTGGCCACAACGAATTAATCATTTTTTTATAAATAATGTGTTCTGGACCTTGACGGTACTCTTTACCTAACTTTAATAAAGCGATAAGTAATCTTCTGTTGTTAAATGGGCAAAACTCTTCAATCGCAATATCTTGTTCAGCTTGATACATCGTTCCCCAATTACCCATTCTTTGTTCCCAATAAAACAGGTCAAGAATATCAATTTTATTTTCTTCGCATACTGATATTGCTGAATCATGCCATTCGTTTAGTCTTGACACTGCATAAGGTAATGAAGAATAACCTTCCATTTTAGCTAACTGATAACCATCAATATTATCCGATGGTCTTTTGGAGTCAAAGTAACATCTTGCAATTTCACTTGCGTTACCATTAATATTCACTTTACCTTCGAAGTTGTTATAAGCATAATATATCGTTTGTGTTTTTGGTAAGTCCCTAGCCATACTTACATTTTTTTCTAATGTTAATTTAAACGTCTCGTCTAAAGGTTTTAATTCTTTGACAATGTTTAATTTTAAATTAAGTGTATTTAGCAATTTAACAGGAACATAAATGTCAGCATCTTTAGATGTTAATTTGTTCATTGTACTTACAAAATAGTAAACATCATTCTTAATATCTTTAGAAGCAGCAAGTAAAACCCTGCTATCCCAACCAGCAGTGACAGCCAACATCATATCGAAACGATTGTTAGCAGCTGCAAGTGATCCTTTAAGAATTGATGTTACGATTTCAACGCACTGATCAATACTGATTTCTTCGGTCTCTTCATCTACCCAGAATCTTTCAACTTTTTCTGTTTTTAAATCTAAATAGTGATTAGGAAGCAAGTGCTTTACTCCTTGAATGACAGATCCATCTCCCACCCATGCTCGCTCTTGATTTTCATAATAAGAAGATTTCACAAAATCTAAAACATCTTTATTAGTATCTTCTTTTAGACCTAATTCTTCAGCAATGATATTAGGTTGAGACCCACACCATGTCTTTCCATCATGAGAAGTATAATAAATCTGTCTCATTCCACATGGGTCATGTAACATTTTAATATTAACGCCATCATTGAAGATGATAATCCATCTTCCGCTTAATGAATATGTTTTAGAACATAAATCTTCAAATGTCGTTAACTCTTCGCAAATCCTATTCAGGATATCTTCATTTGAATTTTCGGGACAATAAGGATCAAATAAATATCCTAACAAAGTTAGCTGAATATTATTTGAAGAAACTTGAGTGACTGATAAGTCTGGATGAGCAGTCACGCAATATTCGTTATTTAACCTTATCTTTTTCCAACCTTTTCGAATGGTCATTGTCTCTGAACCTAGTAAAAATTGTCTACGGTATATCAAATTCTCGTTATTATTCATTAGAGTACGCTCCTGCCTAATTAAAAACTAATTATATATCTATCTTATATTTTACATATATTAGGCAGATTACCATACCTTTTTATTTAAATTTATTTTAGATTAGGTCAAATTTTAAATTAAATTTCCATCTATTATCTTACTTGTGGCAATTTCATCAATATTAATCTTTGTAGCATTTGAATTATTACGAGCGTTAACGCCACGAACAATTAAGTAATTACTATTCGTTATATATATGCCGAATCTTGGGTTCCCGTCATATATACCACCTATAATTGAAAAGTCTGTCACATTGGCAACTCTTATTCCATCGCCATTTGGATCGGTTGTTACAGAACAACGTACATTACTTACTGAGTGTTTAATCCCGCCACTAATATAAATACCATAAGTGCAGCTGTCTCTAAATAATCCGCCATCTACTTGTAATTCATTACAAGATGATGCAAATAAACCTTCGCGATTAGTGGAATTTTTCGTTTTATTAGATGAACATAAAATTCTATCTATAAACTCTAAATATATATTTGCACTAGCTGAATAATTTACAGTGTTATCCCTCATTGTTAACTCACTACTTCTAGTCCCGCTTGTACCTCCTGCATAGATACCGATGCCGCTTGTATTCAAAATGTAGTTGTTTGACACTTCTCCGCTTTGGAAATTATATAGGTTTATTCCTTTGGTAACAGTGCCATCAATTACGTTTCCCTGCACTACAATTTCTCTAAGACGAGACTGATATCCATCAATATCTATCCCTATATCTTGACAGTATTTAATACGATTATTCTGAATGACTATACCAAACTGATTTGTAACAGAAGTATAGCTTTCTACTCTAATTCCCTTTCCTGTCGAATTAATAATATCGTTATTATCAACAACTATATATTGACCACGTACTACTATTCCACCTTTGCACCCATCTGCTAAGTTACCTCTAAATGACCAATAAAAACATGGTTCATGACAATCATAAGCGAAGTTTATTCTACATCCATATGCTTTATTATTTATAACTTGGATTAAAACAGAAGGACGAGAACCTCCACCTGCAATGCCGTGTCTACAATTCGTAAATGTATTTCCATATAATTGCAACTCTCTACAAGCATCTAAAACACCAATTCCATATCCAGTATTTCCTAGCGGTGTAGGTGATGTGCTGTTCGATATCGTATTATGGCGAACTGTACAGTTATAACAATAAAACAAATTAATGCTTGTGTCTTCTGCATCTTCGATTGTTAAGTTCTCAATCAAAATATTACGAGCGTAACGACACGAAATCGCATTATGTGCATTACCGACTCCACCTAGCTTTAACTTCATATTAGATATAACAACGTTCTCTACAGGATCGATTCGATTTACTTTTCCATTCTGATTGTAATCATAGCCAAATAGCATTGTACCTGATAAATCCAAATTCGAATCAGTAACACCTTTAACTATTTGGATTTCTCCTTTTTTCCAGTTGGGATTTGATGTCCCTGGCGCATAAGGTTCATCAGAACTGATTAGAATCATATCATTTTCCTTGAATCCAACAACGTTTGAGGCAGGAAGGCTAACAGATAATATACTTACATTTCCTGTTAATGTAGTGTTAACCACATCAATCTTACCCTCAATTTTGAATAATTTTATTTGGTTTAATGCATTAGCTTGAGGTAGACCAGAAGCATCAATAATAGTAGAGTTACCAACTCCAACCAATTGAATGTTAGAAGGGATTGTTATCGAATTTGTAATTTTGAACTTTCCACTTGGAATTCGGACAACCCCACCTCCTAATGAAGATGCATGATCAATAGCGTCTTGTATTGGATTAGTATCATCACTTTCCCCGTCACCTTTTGCCCCAAAATCTTTAACATTAAATTCACGTTCACCTAAACTTATTGCTAAACTTCTAGGTACACTTCCCAATCCGCTTAATAAACCAATGTTTTTCGAGTTATTTTCGGACTGTTTTAATGATTCCTTTGCAATTTCTGCTGCCCCAATAATAGACGGTATATCCATCCCTTCAAGTTGATTTCCAACTTGTATAGCCTTTTGAAGCGCGAGGAATTCATTAGTCGATTCGATTGCATCCTGCGAAAGTATTGATTTATCTATATATAACTCGAATTTTCTACATTCGAGTATTTTATCTCCATCCTCAATATGAATTTGACCGTAAGCCTTACCGTCTACTACGAGAGTTTGTGTATTTAGGATTACTTCGAATTTACCTGTTGCAGCGTCGATCGGGGTACAATCATCCTGAAAAACGATTGTCCCATCAGGCTTCTGTAAAACAATTTTAACTTTTGCATTCGTTAAATTTACAGGGTGTTTTCTATCCGTAATAAAGAAGACCAAATGTGCACTGTTATGATCATTTTGGTAGAATCGTATATTCTGAGTAGGTTCTATGTCTATGATTAAATCCGTAGTGAATTCGTATGTTTTTAAAGTCACATTAAGACCTCCTTGTTAAACTAAAAAACTAACAGCTATATGGATTGTTGAGTTAGCAACTGTTCCATTCACGAAAATCCCCCCATCAGGTTTTATTGTAATTTCACAAACTGCGGGTGTATATCCATATGCCAGCGCTGGAAAAGCAATGTGCTGTACGGGTCTAAATCCAACTGGTAGTGTAGCGAATACTGTCTCATTTTGAGGATTTCGAACTGAGCCAATTACACTAATGTTTTCACCACTTCTTTTATATTTCATATCTCTGTTAGCAACATTTTCTGCCCCAGTTATAGCAAGTTTAATCCAATCTGTATCGGTTGCTTGTCTAATGGTTCCATCGGTTCGAATTTCAACTCGCTTTGTCCAATCCCACGATTCTTCTTGTTCTTTAGTTGAAGGAGCAATAACAAGTTGTCCTTGTGCGCCTTTATGGAGAACTGTTTTGAATGAACGACTTCCAATGACAATAGCATTATCAGTATTAAAATGAGTCGTTCCCGTATACGTACCACCTGTTTTGAGAACTACCTCTGGTTCTAATACCATCCGAGACCATTCAGACCATCTACCACTGTTATTGACTCGAATATACGTCTCATTCAAATTCCCCAACAATGTAGCTCTTTGAACAAGCGCTGCACTTGTAGCTGTATCTATAGAAACGAACCATGTATAAATAGAATTATTAGGTGTATTTTTAAGCCGATTTCCTACATAAGAACCAGATTTTACAATTGTATTTAAATCTGTTTCAGCAACCAAATCAATAGAAGTACCATCATCATCTGTAACCTTCCACAATTGATATTTTTGTCCTGTAACTGCTGCTGTTAATTCATTTATACGTTTATTCGCATCATCAATCTGCTTTTGATACCCTTTAACCATTTCAAGAGCTTTATCAAAATCGGAAATATAGTTAGAAATTTTAATATTCCCTTGCTTAACATCTCTACCTAATAAAAGTTTAATATCTTGTGTGCTGAACCGCTCAGTTTCATTTTTTTCACAAACAAAATAAGCGTTCCACTCACCAGGAGTCGAAACCGCTTCTTTAGAAAACACATATTCAATTATTCCTTTTGCTGCATCGACTATAGTTGCATCATCTCGTATGAATTTACCAGCCGTATTCAGCGCCTCATACTTAACTGCATAATCTGTTAAGCTTTTCGGTCTTCCATTCTCCTTTAGGTAAACGGTTAATTTAAGTCCGACTTTATCATTCTGCCGTAGTCGTATTGTTTTCGAAAATAGAGTGTTGGCCAAATCTATAATTAAAACCTCATTACGCAACTAATCACCGCCTAACTATTCAATTTTGCTTCTAGAGTTGTTAATCGCTCTATTAAAAATGCATTTTGTTCTTCTAATTTTTTTATACGTTCTTCATTTTTTTGATGTCGATCTTCATTTCTTTTTACATGCACTTGAAACGCTCGTGCATTTTTTGTAGCCATGGAATAGACATTTACACCTTGCTTATCGCCTTTAGCTGGCAAAACCAGACCGAAACGTCTTTCTATATCTTCAACACTCTTAAAAACAGCTCCATTAGCGATATCTTCTTCAGTTAAACTTGCATTATATCGTTCTATTTCTTCAACTTCAGCGATAAGATTATAGCTTTTTAACTGCCATGACATCACTTCATCAAAAGCTGATTCATCCATGCTTAGAATATTTGTTTTTATAGTAGATAATGAGTTGTTTATTAGGTCATTTGTAATTAATCGATTACAATCAATAGTCTGTTGTGCGGTCATATTCTTAGCTGTAACACGTCCCACAGCTCCATTTGAAACATCAACGTAACTGCCATAATATCCACCGGCTTTAACGTTTTTATAGATCGTTGAACCATCTGATGCCTTTGCGACGATTTGCAGTGCTGGGAATCCTGGTTCACCTGCGTAACTGGGGTTATATCGTAGGCGAACGCCATTTAAAAATAAATCTACATCATCATAATTTTTTTGAAAGCTCGCATATACCCATCCGTCTTTTGCGATGTTAAAGTCCCCGCGATGATAAATAGTAACATCTCCACTAGATGATAAAGAAACGCTCTTATCACCAGTTAGAGATACCTTTCCGTCAATTGTCATATACAATGTTCCCGAATTATGCAGCGACCCGTCTCCATTACGTCCATTTACCATCGAAATACCAGCCGCTCGACTATTCACATCATCCTCATCAAACTGATAAATCATAAATGATCCAGATTCTACATTGCTAGAATCACTTCCTAAAATAATTGTTGGTTGAATTCCATTGCTTGTCTGATAATACCCATGATACATTCTGACTATATTGTTCTGATATAACCGCATAAATTGGCTATCTAAGGAAACGTAATTGCTAGTATTACTCGTCCTTAATTGCGTCCCTGAGATTAACTTGCCATATATCCGCTCTGCTGCTACCCCGTCACCTGTAATTGCGGTTCTATACGTTTGTCCACCATCGTTTGAAACGCCAATACCATCCGAAGTGAGACGAATAATCCTATTAGGGTTATTTTTATCAACTAATGTAATGCCGCCGTTTACTGGATACTGGACTTCGGTAAATGTATTATTAATCGCTACTGCTGCATTCTTTAGAAATGCATTCATAGCATCATACTTCACAAGCCCATCCGTATTCACAATTCCACGTAATGTCTTTTCCATTTCGCCGAGCATTACATCCGCCCAGCTTAAAGGATTATTAGAGAAGGTTACATGTGTATCATACGGTTCTAATTTATGATCATAATACTCATCAATTTGAGTAATCCTTGTATCTAAATCAAGGTTCATCGGCTCGTATATTAAAAACACATGATTTCCTACTTTAGCAACATCACGATAACCTGATTTCCTTAGATCCCTATGTTCTATTGTTACAGTTACATAAGGAACATCTTGTAAATTTTTCTTCAGATAAGCATCTAAGGAAGCAGGGTTTGTAAAACGGTCATCTTCAATTGTTTTAGCTTCTATTACACCGAATTTCGCCTGATTTGGACTATTGTACACTCGTTTTAATCCGTCTTTCCCATAACCCGTAATTCGTGTCGCTAGGTTTGTTGTATCTACATCACGAGAAATAGATTTTATGTTAAAACCGTAACGGAATTGAAAATCTGTTTGCTCTCCTACACGATTTTTTATTGTAAGTCTGTCGTTCTCGTTAATAATTTCAACTTCATATCTTTCTAGCCCTTTAGCAATCATAGAAGAACGGCTTTCGCGTCCTAAGTTCTCGAAATCTGCTGTAGTTATAGGGAAATCACCGATTAACTCGTACTTGTTTTGATATGGTGTCCCATTAAACAATTCACCAAAGAAAGTGACAATATTCATTCGCCCTGTGAATTTTTCGCCATTAACGCCCATATATTGAGAATTCGCCATATCTACATAAAATTTTTGTACACACTTAACTAACTTCATTTTTCCGTTTTTCCCGAAGTTTCGTTCGGATGTATTTTTAATTACATATTGTTCTCCGTAAAAATAGATATAAGACTCTTCTGCGACCATAAGGTAAGAATGATTATTTTTAGGTGTATTAAATACTGTAAAACTTAATATCCGCTCACCATTAAGTGTAGTTTGTCGATGCAAATCTTTAAAATCGCTCACCATTTCTTGATTCTGATTTAAATCTTCTACTATAAGCAATTATTCATCTCACTCCTTTCTTTCTATAAATAGTGATACCTGAATCCGAAGGCTATCTCGAAATTACTAGCTCCAGAGATAGTAATGTTGTTCCATCCTGGTTTTAGGCGTATATAATAACGACTTGTATCGCGGAATATACTAGCACCTTGCTTAAATGATCTGATTCCCGTTATTAAGATTAGATCATTAGGATTTGACGAACCGTAATATTGCCAATAAATCGGTTGCCCGAATGGATCTAAAATAGACTTATTTGTAATTTTCAACTGATTAGAAGCGCCGATAAAACTTATATCTAAATCCATGTATCGTGAATCTATTTCCACATTCCCTGCATTAAATACCCATAGGTCTGTTTCGTTATAAAACACATATTGAATAGGCTTATCTAGAACAAATCTAGATAACACATCTGAGTTATATAATTTCTCCATAAAATCATGTTCATCAGTTCGGAACGTAGCCATAGAATATGGCGGATTATCTGCTATGAATTTCACTTCAAAAAAACCGTACATTCTTTGTTGGTCAAAATCATAGCTATCATCAGCTACGACAAGCCATCTCTTTTCAGGAATTCGCATGTCGTAGATGAAAAAATATTCATTACTTCTAAACAAATTAAAAACTTCATCTCTCTCTGTTGCGTAAGTTTCCATACTTCCTGCTTTCAAGCAAAAAACCCCAGTGATTTCACGGGGTTCAATATCAGCAACTTGTCCTATGCTACCTGGCCGCCCTATAACTTGCTCACGAGGACGGTTATATTTAGGAGATGGGACGCGGAAATCTAATGTCATAATCCCCACGTCGCTTAACAGAGTTTTTTCACCACTGAAACGCTCAATTAAAACGTCCATTAATCATCTTCCTTTTAAATAAGATTTGATTTGAATGTTACTAGATTGCATATCGCTTATGATTGGTTCAGTAACTCGAGCCATTTCATATCCATCTACAATAAGCACATTTTCAATTACTGTAGGTTTTTGTTGCGCCGTAGCAGCATTTCCAGAAGCACTATTTTGCGATTTCACCATTGCACTTTGACCAAAATTAGAGGTTGGAGTGCTTGAAATACTAGAAGGTGTCTTATACCCAGCCGAAACCATTGGAACCGAAGGGCCGGACACCGTTCCCATCGATATGTTGCCCAGTGTTATCTCATCTGTTAATGGATCAAATGCTTCTTTTACTGTTTCGGCCATGGTCTTAGCTGCTCGATACACTGGATTTTCCATTGAACTAATACCATTTACTAGCCCTTGTCCTGTGTATACACCATAATCTCGCATTAAACGAGATGGAGAATGTATATTTAAAAAACCGCTTACTGCATCAGCCACACTACTAGCAATGCTTACTGCTGCATCCCATGCTGCGCTAGCCATTGAACCAATACCGTTAATTAAACCTTGGATAGCGTTAACACCAAGGTCGAATAAATCGATATCGCCCAATGAATCAAGTAATTGACTACCGATTTCTATACCCGAACTAAATATTTCTCCTAGTAAACTTAAAATACCATCAATTAGAGCACCTATTAATTGTATTCCTGCAGAAAGTAATTGCGGTAAATTTTGAATAATAGCTTTTAACAACTCTGCCATTATTTTAAATGCAGCTACAACCAATTGAGGAATTACTTTGATAATACCTTCAATCAGTTTGGTTAAGATTTTCACACCTGCATCTATAATTTTTGGTAAATTCTGCACTATAACTTCAGTGAATTTCATAATTATTTTAATAACCGCATCCACTATCTGTGGTAATAATTGAACAATACCCTCAATCAATTTAGTGAGAATTTTCATTCCTGCTTCAATAATTTGCGGGAGATTTTGAACTATAACATCCGTAAATTTGGTGATTATTTGCATTACAGCGTCTATAATCTGTGGTAACACTTGAATAATCCCATCTATTAATGAATTAAGTACTTTAATCCCGGCATCTATAATTAACGGCAAATTTTGAACAATGGTATTTAATAACGTTGTCAGAATCTGAATAGCTGCTTCAATTAATTGAGGTAGCATTTGAATAATTCCGTTAACTAAAGATAGTAAAATTTTAATCCCTGAGTCTATCAACATAGGAATTAAAGGGATTATTGTTTGAATGAACATTGTTATAACTTGTATTGCCGACTGTACAATCATAGGCAACATCTGTGTAATACCTTGAACAAGCGCATTTATAATTTGAACGGCTGCTTCTATAATGACAGGTAAAGCTGTTACAATTGCCGTTACGAGTGTTTGTATCAAGGAGATACCAATTGTTATAATCTGCGGTAATAGTGTAGTAATACCTGTTATAAACGTTGTAATGATTTGTAATACAGCAGATATAATTTGCGGTAGTGCTTGTGTGATCCCTTGCACTATTCCAGTGATTATTTTAATTCCTTGTTCTAGAAAAACGGGTAATTGGGTCGTAACAAAGTTAGTCAATCCGGAAACTAAGTTGTTTAGGATTTCACCAAACTTAGTAACCATTTGGGCTCCACCAACACCGGTCGCTTCTGTCATTCTGGCGAACATAGTACTTATTCCAATAATTAATCCTGGTATACCGCCAATCAAAATAGCTAAAATTGATGGGAAAATTGATTTAAAAACTTCAGCTAACCCAGAAAAATCACCATGAAAAGCTTGTACAATAGCTTCTTTCATTTTTCTAAATGCTTCTTCAATTTTACCTACAAATTTATTAATGCCTTGTATAACCTCATCGTTCATTCCGATAGAACTAAGCATTTTTTCGCCATTTATTTGGCTTCCGAATACCAACTGGAATAAGCCTTTGATCGCTGTTACAGTATTATCAATAGCTTTTCTAAACGGCTCTATGTTTTTATATGCATACGTAAATCCTACTGCCATTCCAGTAATTGCAGCAGCTACAGCCCATGCTACAGGAGTGGCCATTGCTAATACAAGAACAGCAGGTTTGATAACCATCCATAATGCGGCAAACGCTGCTCTGTATCCCAATAATAATCCCATTCCTGCACCCAAAGGCAGCAATAGGAGAGTTAAGGCTGGAACGAGCATCATTGTCCCTTGAATGAATTTCGCTAAAGCTGGATGTGCTTCATTAAATGCTATAACCATTTTCGCCATAGTATTGACAAAATTAAAAATTGGAATCATTAGAGCTGCAAAGGCATCCCTCATCGGCTGTAGTGCTTTTGTTAACGACTCCATCATATTTTTATATGCTTCTGCATATTTAGGGTTCATTTCCATGTTAGCTTGATGCAATTTCCCATAAAACAGTACAGCACTTACGCCAACAACCAGGAAGGCTTGAGTCATCCCCATAATAGATTGGTTAATGATTCGAATCTGATCATTTAACTGTTTAGCATTAGCTGTTGGACCCAAAAACTCTAAAGCGAGCTGCGCTGCACTACTTCTATTCGCTAACCTTTCCATTGCATTAGTAGCCATTAATGCACCACGTGAGAAGTTATACAATGGATTTCCCATACGTTGCAAATTAGCTGTTAACTTACTAGAAGTTGTAGACATATTGTTCATCATACCGATTGTTTGGAGTAAACTAGCCTGCATAAATACATCGTTTGCCATCATCGCATCATTTGCTGCTTTTTCAGCAGCGCCAATTGCATTAATCTGAGAAATTAAATCCTGAGCACTACCGGAATACGTTGCCATTCCCATAGCAGCATCAAGATAAGCTAACTTTGTTCTTTTTAACTCCTCAATATGCGGACGCATAGCTTCTCTTTGTTCTGCTTTTAGCCGCCTTAATCTTCGGCTATACTCACTTGTAGAATCACCCATATTTTCAAGACTGCGATTGTATTGGCGTGAGCATGCAGTAGTTGCTCTAGTAAACTCGTTTAATTGACGTTGCATAGCCGCCATTTCACGTCTAATCTGATCCGTTTCAGCTCGAAACTGAACTACTAATTCTTCTTGTGTCGCCAAAATCTCACCTACCTTTCAATCAACCGAAGTTGAGATTTTGTAAGAATTGCATATCTTCCTCAGCTTGCTTCGCTCGATTTTCAATAGATTTTTTCTTCTGTTCATCAGTAACCATTTTCGATCTATCAAATAAGTCTTTTGGTTTCATGGTCTTCTTTGGATTACTGTGATAAACCGAGCGCATCATCAGGGCAAATATGCTGTATGTTTGCAATTCATCCAGATACTGTTCATTTCTTCCTGTCATCATGTTTTGAAACTCACGAGGACTTAAGTTCATTACCTCATTTGGCAACAAACCTAAGTATCTGAATCCGTCTTGCTGCACTTTATCTATTTCTTCTCTAGAGAAGTCTGCGGTTCGTCGTCCGTCCCGTACATTTCCTCCGCGATCTCCTTGAACTCTGGATTCTTCGCTAGTAATTGTTTCTTCATTCGATTTTTGTACTGCTTCGTCTTCGCTTTGTAGAAAAAATTGTCCGCTACCACTTCGTTAAGGACATCTTCAATGTATTGTTGTGTGATTTTCTCTTCTACAAACAGTTTTTCGATAGCAGCTGTAACTTTAGCTCGTGTAAATCCTTCTTCTGTATGCATTAATCCGAAATAAACGGCATCTTCAAACAGGTCTAAATCACCTTGTAAACAGGCAGCGATAACTTGGTTTGCGCCACCCTCATATTTCTTATTCAGTTCTGCAATAGATTTATAAGTAAGTTTTAATTCATATTCTTTTCCTTCGATTTCAAAACGCATATATATCAATCTCCTTTTAATTGGATGTTATTTTCAAATTTTAAAAGAGTAGGTATAAACCTACTCTTAAGAACCAGATGGAGGTGTTACTGGTGCAGTATCTCCTGCTCCCCCTGGGATTTCAGTCATTGTCTCTTCGCTCACAGAACCTGAAAGTTTAACTTCCATAGAATAAGTTGCGAATTCCCCTGTAGAAGCAGTTTTTTCGAATGAAGTAATCATATAAGTACCTTTTTCTGCTTTCTTGGTACGCTTGTTAATCTCATACAGCTCAATGTACTCTTTATTACGAACTTTAGCTTTTGCTGCATCAGGAAACGGATCTCCTTCAGCCATAATCCCCTCAAATGAACGTGTTTCTGAGACCTTACCGTAATCAGAAATCGTTCTATCTTTAGATTCCACTTCAATCTCATCTGCTTCAATTGAATGAGATGAGTCTGTTTGGTCAAATGGACGAACCATCTTCTCTTTTAATGGATCAGATGGGTCTGCAATAACCGCCGCAATTAGAAATTCATCACCACGGTACATTTTATTATTAGTTCCTGACATATAATTTCACACTCCTCAATTGATATAGCTCTTTTCATATTCAAAAATCATTGTTAACTGAGCTGAACCAACCTCAACTGGGGCGGTAGTCACTCTTCTGAAATAGACGGTATCAAGCGATTTACTGCCATCTTCATTACGAAGATTCAATATGTAACCGCTGCGTCTAATTAAGTTTGCAATCTCATCAGATAGACTCATAGCTTCCTCTGTCGTTGCATTAAAAAACCTTACTGTCATCGTGTACAGTAAGGTGAATGTATCCTTTGTATTTTTCGAATCATTCGTCGATAAGTGTGGGAAGTACACTGAAGGTATCCTTATTTCTTCTGGAACCCGCTCATGATAAGCAAATGTACCTTTTGGCAGGTTATCGAAGACAAAAGCCTTCATAGAGCCATGTATTTGTGCGTACATATCCTAACCTCCATGTACCCATTGTCGGAACTGGCGGTCAAATGCAGTCTGGAACATACGCTCATAGATAGCGATAGCATTATCCCAATAGGGACGACCTTCTATAAATTTGGCAGTCAGCATCATTCCAGTAGGTGCATTCGGATCATATTCGAAATTATGTCCTTCCCATCTTCCTGGAACGAATCTCCTTACCTGCTGCCACCCATCATTTTGAGCTTTTGCATACTCCACATTTGTACCAACTTCCAAAACTAAACCACCATCAGATGAGCGCCAAACGTTACCATTACCACCCTTATCAAACGAGTTGAGCAGCCGTCTTGTATCTACAACTGCTAATGAAATGATTTGATTTTGAACCTCTTCTAGAAATTGAAAACCGCTAGCTTCAAGCCATAAGGCTACGTTCTGGTCTAGTCCGTTCGCCATACGATTCAACTTGGCGCTGAATTCACGGAATCCTCTAGTTCTTATTTGGCTAGCCATGGCTCACTCTTCCTCTCTGCTATGGCTTTTATATGATAAACCTCGCCAGTAAGCGGATGCACTACTGGAAAAGGATTACGTATATAGTAAATGACATTTGTATTCTTCTTGATCACTTTGTCATTATGTTTAATATCTGTACCAGGCATAAACAACACTCGTGTATGCTGTTCATTTAATTGGTTTGGTGCAGATTGTATTGCAGTGGGTCTAGAAATCGCTACATTTTCTGCAAAGTAGCAGCTTTGTTCTGCTATATTAGGAGTATCACTGTAGGAATAAACCTCTTCTCCTGGTTGCCCATACTTACCTGGCTTTGTTTCCTTCTGCAAATGGTAAATATCACATTCGTGAACAAACATACCTTGAAGAGACATTAGATCGCCCTCATTTTGAACGTAACTTTATTCTTACCTTTATGGTCCATGAATTTCTGCAGGAGATACAAAACAAAAGGTTTCGTTACACTCGTGCTATCCTTTGTATAGGAATAATCACCGCCACCGATACTTTCAGACTTAATCCCCTTCATGGCGTTTGTATCACTATTTATTGAAGCGTAATATTGTGCCAATTTCTTACACGCTAACTTCACTTCTGCTGGAACCTCAGGATATTTCGTCTTATCACCAAAATCTATTTTTGATAGATTATATATCTCTGTTTCTGCCTCAAGTATGTCCTGCTCCAATAAGGGAACAGGACGTTTCTTGACTTCAGGCAGTACAGTGTAATCTATTAATTCTTGAGCAGTAATAAGTGGCATACTTATCACTCCTTATTTAGTTGTTGTAATTGTAGAGTTTACTGTCGAGTTAGGAGCAGCTGCATCTACAACAGTAGCTACACGATGTTTTCCATCATTAATGTGCTGGTTGTATTTTGTTTTTAAATCATCTTGTTGCGTTTTTAATGAATTTAAATCGTCGACAATCGATGTTAAAAGTGGTCCTAAATCAGTGTTTACATAAGCACCGGCTTTTCCAATGTCTTTCGGAATCTTAGGCATTTACTTCACCTGCTTCTGGATTCTTAGATTTAGACGGTTCTTTTACTTCTTCTAAATCCTTGTACAAATCTAATAATTCATCACGTTCTTTTGCAGTGACCTTTTGCGGTTCACTCGCATGAAAAAAACGCCCTTCACCAATATGAAGAACGCCCCTCTCATTTTTATATTGTACGTATGGCATTATTCTAGCCTCCTATTCTTATAGCTTAGAACCTGTCATCCATGCTACTGCATCAACTTCACGGATTACGCAATCAAGGTAAGCGAACAGGATATGGTATGTTGCATCTTTAGCAGCAGCAGTAGCGCCTTGAGCTGTACGGTTATAACGTAAATCGCGAGTAAATACAGGTTTTAAGTTCTCGCGTGGCGTTAACATAGCAAATCCTGATTGCATTTCTTGTACGATTTCAACATCGTAACCTGCTAATTTAGAAACTTTACCATCAATTAATACTGCGTCACCTAAGTTAGTTTGACGAGTAGTTAATAGAGACATTAACTTGTCATGCGTTTTTTGTGTAATAAACCAAGCGATGTCATTACGAGTTTTAAATTTATCAGGTAATACTGCTACATGGTCAACAAATGCTTGAATAGTTACATCGTTTGCAGCTAAATCCGTTTTATTTGTAGATACTTTAGCCTTTTTGACAAATCCATCGATAATTTTAACGAATGGATCGGCAGACGTAGTATCTCCATTAAAAATCAAGTCCTGTAAGTCAACCGCAAATTGGTCTTGAATCATACTGACAATTACATCTTCAACATTTTGACCACGTGCCGCTAATGCATACCAAACATCATCATTTTGAATCCATTCATCCCACTTAACCTTCTTAACAGCATAAGGGATTTGACCCGGAGCGATAGAACCTACACCAGTTGGCGTATCAGTTTTAGACGCTTCACGTAATTTTCGTTTACCAACACTTAATGTATCAATATTACCTGCTGGAGCTTTCTTGTAGTATGGCTGTAATTTAGGTAGTACCGATGCTTTGTTGATTGTGTCACGTAAAAATGCTTCAGCTGCTGCTTGTGGTAATGGTACATTGACATCTTTTAATACTAACTCTGTAGATCCACCTGCAATAATTTGTCCGTTATTCATATATGTGATTCCTCCTTAGTTTCCAAAATGCTGTGCATAACCGCCAGCAGATTTCGATACTGTTTGCGCGCCATCAGTATCTTGTTGATTGCTGATACCTTGAGACTTTTTAATTTCTTCTAACTCCTTTATGATTGGAGCAGTAGCAGCTTCAACGGCTTTCTCAACTGCAAGTTCCTCAGGTGTCTTTTCTGGTTCGATATTTAAATGTTTCTTAACTGTTTCTAGCTCCTTTTTAAGCGGTGCTACAACATCTTCTAGCGCTTTTGTTAATTGTTCTTGATTCATACTATTTTCCTCACTTCCTGCGCCTTCCGGTGAAGGTGTGACGCGTGTTTTTAGATTTGTTAATGATTCAATAGCTGCATCAATATCAGCCATATTTGGAGCACTGATTTTCTTACCAGCTTTTTCTACTTCTTCAGCAAGAGATACAACTGGTTTGTCCTCCCACGCCTTAACAACTGCTTCTGTACCCTTTAAATCATTGATAATTTCAATAAATTCTTGCGCTGCTGCTTCAATACGATCTAAGTCGATTGCATCAGCAGTAGGAGCATTCCATAATGATTGATAAAAAGTATCTTCTAAAGCAGAGAAAGAGGCATTAACGTCACGGCGATGTTTGTTTTGGTTAAACTTATCCCTAACCTCGCCCTTTTGAACGTTTTCTCCACCAAAAAAGCCCTTCACCAATTGGAAGAAGGACTTCATTTGTTTCTCTTCAGTTTTCGTTACCTCTTCCTCAATCACTTCTGTTTCTGCGACTCCCGCAAGGGAATAGCCTGTCATTTTACCATCTTTAATTTCTTTCCATATCTCATCAGTAGCTTTCGTCACTAGTACCCATGTACCTTTAGTGATTGTTTCACCGTTTATTTCTATATCAACAGGGGCGACATAACTTTCTACTACTTCACCTGCTCCTGCATTGAAATCATGTTGAGCATCGATGTTTCGGTACTTGGTTATGAAATTATGAGCAGATTTTTCAATATCCTCAGCAGTCATGAAGTCGCCATGTGCATCATGTGTACTTGTATCTTCCGCACTACCAGGAGAGTATACAATCCCATAAACAAGCTTTTGGTCTTCATCTTCACCTTTAATGATCTTAACTTCTTTTTCAAATGTTGGCTCTTGCTCACTTTTCGTTAAGAAGAATTTCTTTTTGTTTGCAGCTTTATCTACTATTGAAACAAAGCTAACATCTACATTTTTTAGTTTTCTTGGCATTTATTCACCTCCTTTCAAATATGAATCTGCATAGTTTTAGAAGTCTTCATTTCTTGTTCAACTCCTTCAAAGTTTCTTCCCTAATCTTCTGCTTCTCTTCTTCAGTTAGACCTAGTATATTGTTATCTACTGCAGGAGACATGACGCACTTGCAATTTACTCTCTCCTTGGCAGATAAAGAACTGTCACGAGGAAACATACATCTCTCACCAGATCCAGGTAGTTCAAACTCTTCTTCTACTAGAACCGTTGTACCGTCATACGCCACATGATTATCACGAGGTTGGTTATTCTTCGCACCGCTATGACGCCACTTCTTCCCAGTGACAGCAGGAGATTGGCGATATGATTCAAATTGAGAAGCAGAGCATGCTGCGAGGACTTCTGTCTGCGCTGTAGTCTTCGCTCTTTTACGGTCAAATTCTGGAAGCTTCGCAAGTTCCCTCGCAATTTCTTTAATACCTTTGCCCTTTTCCAATCCCTCGTTTAAGATACGTTCTATTGCTTTGTGAGAGTTAATCTGCATGATTTTTCCTAATTCATCCGACCAACTATCAATCCACTTTGTAGTGCGTTTTGAGAAGATATTAAACTGGATATCCGGGTCAATTGCATCCATGAAAGCTTTCGCCATGTCCTTCATCGTGTAATTAAGGAATTTCCTAGCTGCTTTGCTCAAGCTTTTAGCGAATGTATCCGCTCCAAATAGGCTACCAGTGACAAAGTCGATAATGTCCTTTATCTTGATACCCTTCTCTACAGCATCCTTTTTCGTATAGTTCTTAATTCCGTCGATAAAGTACTTCTTCTGCTTCCGAAGCAGTTTAGCAATTTCTTTTTCAAATTCCTCAACGTATCCCGGTAACATGTCCAATACTTCTAGATCAGCAGGTAATGAAGCTGTGAAATCGTCAGTATCAGCCTTTTCAATCCATTCATTTAATGAATCCAGTAACTTATCAATCTTCTGCATCTTGCATCGACTCCAATAAATCACGTAGGTCTTTCATTACATTGACTAAATCCTCATTTGAATTGGTACCAGCTGATTTTTGCAATGTTTCTCCTAATCCTTTTTGCCAACCGCTTACCTTACGATGTCTTTCTAAGACTAAAGCAACCGGCTCATTTGCCTCTGGTATATCGTAATCTGAGAACTCTTTGTTTAGCATATTGCCAGCTATATTACGTACATCTTGGAAAGTCAAACCGCCTTTATCAGCAAGCACCTCAATTGTTTTAACCATATCTTCAGTGTTACTAATTTCTGATTTACGTAGGTTCACATATACGTGTTTTAATCCATATGGTAGCAGCAGAACATTATTGATAATGAACTCCAAATTGTTACGCTCCGGCTCAAATACCTGCTCTTCAGTGATTTCTCGTACTGACTCAGCAGTTGCTCTGTTAAAGTCACGGATATACCCTACATACACGTCCGGTAATCGGAATGCTGATTGTACCTTTTGGCGCGACTTCTCATCATATTCAAGAAATAGAGCATCATTTTGCAGGATATCCGCTAAAGATTTAAGTTCAATATCCACTGGTATCGGAGTATCTCCTACAACACCTTCTTCTGCTGGCTCTACTTGTAATAAGAGGTATTTATGTTGATTATCCTCACCCTCAACATTCGAAACGTAATCGGTTATGGCTGCTTCACTGTCTTCGGAAAGTATCCCGTTCTTCAGTAAGATGGCCATAGGAATATGTCTGCCTTGTTTAAAATAACGAAGGTTTAACTCTTCTGCTTTTCTAGCACCAACCATGTGAACAACATGCGACACCCAGCGTGGAATACCATATGGTCCGTTACCAATCTTCAAATGAATTACTTCGGTAGCATTTTTCTCTCCTAATGAAATGTCAGAAAACTCACCTGTCTCTTTATTCAAGAACCGTGGATCACCAAACTCTTTGAAGTAAGTATCTACTGCTCCTACCCGTTGTACATAGCGTCGGAATACCTTCTTACGCTTAATTTCTTTTCCATTAACTAGATACGTTACATCTTGGGGTTTATTATCTTTACGTGTCACTCGCATGTACTGCGGTAACATGTTTATTAATTCAGCAGGTTTTCCCTCTAAATTACGAATCACTTCAATATAGCCATTGCCAGTCGTCTCTTTATCATCAATAGCAGTTTCAAGAATTTCTTTGAACGGCTTATCAAAACTAAATAGCGGGATGATTTCTGTATCAACTAGTGTCCACTCTGCCTTCATTTCAGGAGTTTCCTCGTCATCCTCTTGTTTATACTTCATTTCATGACCAAATCCAGCTATATTACGCTTGTAAGCATCAATGCATTGTCCAAGAATGGTGCTGTTCTCTCTAATCTGCTGTAGGTCTTCTATTCTATAAGGTGGTTCAATAATGTCATTTACTGCATACTTCTCTTCTTCGCTCTCTTGCTGACGTGATAGCACCTGAGTGTTTGTTCCTGCCGCCTTAATTACTTTGGCACTAACCTTCCTTTTATTCGTCATTAAGCTGCTTCACCTCTTTTCTTTTTCTTCTTTTTGCGTAATCCAAATACGATTGTATTAATGAAGTATCTTGTTTCGTCCATGTGATGGTCATTCTCTTTTAGAGGTTTATCCTCACCACGTTGTATTGCTTTTTCATCCCATATATAAGAAGCAAACTCCTTGAAAGTCTCAACACAACAATCATTAAAGTATGCTATACCAGTATTCAACGCTATACCAACGTTTCCTATACCTTCTTTCACATTGTTACGAGCCTTATACACTTTTCTTTTATTACGCATTAATACAGCGATAAATGAAGCAGCGGACGGGTCAACTACAGTTCCCTTAATTGGCAAATCACCAACGAATTCCTCATAGTCTTCGTAATACTCTTGGTCTGTTTTCTGCTTCTCTGTATCACGGCCACTATAGTGGTACTCTTTGATTTTGTACCACACTTCCTTGCTGCCTTCTTCAATACATTTGCCCCATAATCCATATGCCATAGCGTTCTGCGTACCATAGTCACAGGACACATAGTATTCAACATAATTACGATCAACAGACTCGACTTTGTGTACTTTTTCATCAAACATATCAAAAATAAGTCCTGAAGCAGCTGCCCATTCGCCTTTGATATATCTGCGATAGAAAACACCACTATACATACGGTGATATCTTCTTTTCGTCTTCTCGTCTAATGACAAATTATCGTCCATAGAGAATTTCAGGTGCAGTAGATTCTTTTCTTTCTTCTGATCCAGCCACTTCTCTTTAAACCAGTGATACGGTCCGGCGGGGTTACAGTTGAACCACATTTTCGAACCAGTTACAGACAAACGGCCTGTTGCTTGGTTAACGAAACTTTGTACCATAAGTGCCACTTCATCAAAGAACATCCCTGCTGCAGTTATACCCTGAATTAGATCCTGGGAACTTTCATCTTTACCACCAAAGATATAAAAGAAGTTCGTCACACCATCTTTAGTAATGGTAAGCATATTTTCACTTCTATGATCTTTAACCTTATACCCACGAGACTTTAGCATCTTTTTGAGTGGCGTTATAACGTTACGACGGTGCGAACCAATCGTTTTACCACACATACCGAAGTTCTCACCTTCAAATGATTCCATTGCCCACATAACATAAGAAAGCGCCATTGAAACTGTCTTTCCAGCACGAATGGAGCCATCGCAAATAATCCCGTCATAATTTTTAACGGGACTATTAGGTTTCCACCAGGTTAATACCTTCAGCTGCTTCTTGGAGAATGGCTTAAATTTGAATGGAGCAGGTTTCTTTTTACGCTTCGGAATCGTCGTCATGGTCATCCCACACTTCCTCTACCTTGCCTTCTAGCGCTTCTTTGAAACCATCATCCTCGTATTCTTCACCATCTTCACCTTTTATACGAGCTGTATCAGCTTTAGTTTTCTCGATGTTAGTTTTCATCTGTTCTAATTTTAATCGTCTTTCATCATCTATATTAGCTAACTTATCAAAGTCCCTAATAAGAGAAGATAGCGTGCTCATGGCTCTTGATTGAGCATTTAGGAATGTAGCATGTTTGTCCCAAGCGAATTGAATTTCCCATTCTTCTTCAGATGAACTTCCCGAATCGGAATAACTTTCTTTTGTCTTCTTTAATTCTTTCGTCATATCTTCCTGATCTTTTACAAACATCAACCTTTGCGCCCTAATAATAGCCGTATATTGAATCGTTATGTTTTCCCATAACATATCAATCGGATTCTTCTCCATGATCTCAGCAGCTAAGTCAGCAACATCTTCTGGGAAGTGTTTGCGAAAGAAGCCGTGTGTTACAGCATTGTCGTTTCCTTTCGGTGGTCCGTGACCTACAGCATTCTTATTACCCCATTTAGGATTCTTGTTACCTGAATTACCTACCGCATTCTTATTGCCAATGGGTGCACCTGTTTTCTTGGTTTGGGTGCATCCTTTTCCATCGTTTGGGTGCACCCCTTTTCGATTCCAACCATGTCTTTTTCTCCAGGACTTAATCGTATTAATACTGACCTCGTATTTCTCAGCCAGTTCCTTATACTTCATACCCTGCATGTAATCTTCTTGAGCTAACTCGTGTTTTTGTTTCACTTCATATCACCCACCACCTTCTATATAAATAGGAAGTAATCCGCTATTTCTTAGCGAACAATATACATAACAATACAAACAGGATAAAAGACATATATGATTGTATAGGGTCTTTTCCTCTTGTTATTTCTGCATATATCACCGCTAAATCCACTAAAGTACAAATAAGGAACGCTAATATAACGCCCCATCCTGATATGTTTCTCATCTATCACTCACCTCATGGTAATCCCTAATTTAATCTTGAAATTCTCAAAAAATCGATGTATTATATTTTTGTGTTTTTCTCAGTTCCCGAGCCGAGAATACATCATCACTTCTGAAAGGACCCGAACTCCAGCGGGTTCTTTTTATTTACTTGAACTCATTTTTGAATTGTTGTATTATATTTTCGGGTCTTGCTCCATAAATCATTATCAGGAGAATCTGCAGGTTTGCAGGTTCTTTTTTTATAAAATAAAAAAGCAGCAGATTCGCTATTGCAATTGTTCAACTATCTCATTAAATAACTGTTGCCCTTTTTCTGGATATCTTTCTAATCCGCCATCAGCAAAGTATTCACCTTCACTATTTATCATTTCGATTAATACTTCACTTTTTTCCCAAACCTGCAGCGAGAATGCTACACATGATTCGAATTCTTTTAACGCTTCTTCTCTGTCTGCAGTAGCTAACATAATATCCGTATCAGCATGGTCCCACATCATAACTGTATAGATCAGCACGAAATCACCTCTAAAGAATCTTATTTTTAAAAATCCATAACGAAAACTAATTTATGCAGGGAAATGAATAATATACACAGAATGACTGCCGATAAGATGCATTATGTAAATAAGATAAACAGGAAATACCTTAGTATCAGTGTTTTCTTTATTTCCAATGAATAAGAGGTATTCATAATTTTATACATTGGCTTGAAAACGCCATTTTCAGCACCTAATCACCGTTATTTCCTGCATAAACTTCACTTTGTTAACTATCTCTATTTTTGTTCAGTTTTATAGCTCTACCCAATCATCGGATAAGATGTCAGAAATACTTGGTACCCACATCGCATGCGTTCCATCTGCACAGCGTAATTGTAAGTAAGGACGCACTTTAAACAAATCACCTTCATTTAATCCCCACGCTTCAGCAGTTTGCTTATTGCACGGAATGCCATCCGGGTATCCTTTTTGATAAACAACAAACATGTTCTTACCATTCCAACCCTCACGAGCTAACTGACTACCTTGTTTTAGTAATTCTAATGCACTTCCGAAATTCATTATCTTTTTCCTCCTCTATTTTCGTTCGTTGTGTTCGTTTGTTTTGTTTGAATCCCATCATCTATCACATACCACTTCGCTTGTTTAAACAAAGACTGACAGTTCATTGAAGTTAGATGTGTTCCAATCTGTCTAAGAAATTCGTTAAAAAGCATTGGTTGTCTTAGGTCTACACCGTATTGATTAATACTGTTACTTAGTAACCAACACTCACATATAATTTCCCTATCACATTGAAGCATTACTTCAAAAGGTACTTCTGTATATTTGACCTCTTCCATCCCCTTCACCCCTTCTTCCACATGCAACACGTTTGCGCTTATCTTTCCTTAACAACAAACAAGACGCCACCCAGATCACGGCAGCGCCTGCTATAATTGCTATTGGTTTAATCATTTAATTCATTTGCTATGTCTTTATTAAAAAATTCAATATGATCTTTAACTTCTGGAATCTGTATCAATGCACCTACACTAGCAATAGCATCTCCTAATTCTTCAAATGCTTTCGTACATCCTTCAGCAGCTTTCTTTAATCGTTCAAGCTTTACTTCCGCTTCATCAGTGTCTACACTAACTTCAATATCTAATTTATTTCTAGGACTCTTCACTTCTTCCATCATTCATCCTCCTAACCAAATGTCCATTTTGTTCAGTTTTACGTTTAATGTGTAATTTCTATATAACAAAGAATTTTATTCTCTCTAAACTAAGAACTAACATACATATTGGATAATCCATAGTTTTCAAAGAACAAAAAAGCTATCACCGAAGTGACAGCTTTCTTTCAAGAGGATTGGAGAAAAGAGAGAAAACAAATGGCAATAAGTATCTCTTCATTTAAGGCTGAGTACTCTCAACCTTCTCCGAGCCACCGCATCATATAATTTTTTAGCCCTTATTAGCTACGCGCTTTACGTTCGGTGGCTGGGAGAAGACTAGGAATCTTCTCGTTTATACTCCGTAGAGTCGGTCAATACATCGGGTGTCGCGGCCCTTAGCTGACCAATATCGAATTATAAAGGATTTATATCCAAGACGTATATGTTTCTTCCGACGCCTTGTTTGAACCAATACACTAAGGGGACGGAAGGGGAATGTTTCCGCTGTATTGGCTCAAACAAAGAGCGGAACTCTTTGCCCTCGTTTTGGTCATTAATAAGAATCGTGAGTAATTACTAATGTACGAGATACGTATACTTTTTAGCTTTTTAGAATGCAAGTGTCACTCAATCATGAGCAACCACCTCCATTCCATTTTCAAGAGCCGACATATTAGAGAGAAATAGATTTATATTTATTATCAACCCAGAGGACGCTTCCGAGCTGATTGATAAATACAATAGAAACAGCATGACGAATGCGAGTTATCTCACACCCGCCACACTGGAATATGTCTTTGTAATACATTCATTGGTCTTTTCGTCTTAACGCGGGTTCTTACCGCCTCGCCCGCCCTACTATGCGGTATACGTTACCGTGACGTTCTCACATAAGAACGTTTCACTAATAGGAGTGTTAATCCTTTGCAATAGGGTTTCTAATCCTATCCTTGTAGTTGTCAAAGGGCTTGTACATTAAGAATACCGTCGATTTCATTATCAAAATTCCCCCTTTTTATCCCCTATTTTGTCGGGATTTTCTCGGTGTTTTTCATGATTATCTTCAGGATAAAAATCATTTTCCTTTGCATGTTCATCGCAAGTTACTAAATTTATAAATTTATCTTTCTTATCGTTGTCTTCCTTAAAATGCCCGTAAATAAAACCTTTCGTTGTTGCATCTTTTTCACAAGTTTTATAACAGCAAATTCCTAAATTCATTATTATTACCTCGTTTCTTATTTATTTTTAAATCATTCCTAATGCTGTAGCAATCAATCGAATAGCATTCTTTTTCTTTATATAATACGGATCCTTCTTGATTAATAATTCATTGTAAATGTAATCATCTGTAAATTTCTTATTACTTAGATACTTCATCTTAATGATATTAGCTTCATCCTCATCTAATCCGTAATTCATTACCCGTTCTACCTGCCTGAATTTAATTTCATTAATACGCTTAGTATCACGAATTTCAGGGAATGGACTGATTCCTTCTCGTTTTTGCTCAGCTTTATTCTCAAGGCATATCTTTAAAGCTCTGTAATCCTTTAAAATTTTCACAACTTCCTGTTGCATCTTCTTTTCTGTCTTTTTATCTAGCTCCGGAAAGAATGCTAATTGCTCCATCTGTAATCCCCCTATTTCTGAATTTGTCTTTTTAACATCACGTAAGGTACGTGAAATTTTACTATCTCTTTGTTGAATAAGGGAAACATGCTTAGTAAAGTAGCCCCCACCAATCTACTCTGCATGGTTCCGTTATCCATTAAATCCAATCGATATAACTAAATTGAGCTGGTCTAGAAAAATACACATCTATAACTCTATCGTTACCTTCAATACGATCCCAAACATATATCTTTGTCATCCGTTCAGCTCCTTTATGATCTTGTCCAATTACCTAATTTCTTGTCCCATATCACAACGATTAACTCCTGTTTATTTAAGTACTCCCATAACTTCTTACGTATTGGGAATCCTTCATTAATGGCCTTCTTACTGCCTTTCACATCCACAACCTCTATACGACCATCTGAGTATGTTACTTTAAAGTCTGGCGTAAACTTCATCGCTGTCTTTTTGGACTTTCCTGACTTTGTTATACTGCTCTTAATCTCAAAAGATGGAACTAAGGTATAGGATGGATGGCACTCGATATGAGCAACATCCTCCCGTCCCTTTAAGTACTTGTAATAATTCATTTCTGACTGTGAATCGAAATCTATTCCGTCATAAGTTACTTTCTTCTGTTTGATCCGTGGCGCATTCTTTTTCTTAACTGTTGCCTTTCTCTTTACAATCAACTAGTAACCTCACTTTCTATTAAAAGGATTATTTTGTTTGGTTATTTTTCATTAACCAGGAAAAATGTTTCCATGCCTCTTACGTCCTTTTTATGCACTGGCATTACATATATCTCTTCATTTATTAATAGTTGGAACTCTACACATTGTTTTTCTTTGTTCCACCCGTAACATGCCATAGATACCATTTTCGGTTCTGTTTTTTCTTCCATCCCTCTTCCTCCTACATTTTTTCAATCTGTTCATTTGTTTCTTCAATTGATTCCAACCATTGCTTAATGATCTCTTCTTCCGTTGCTCCTGATTTATTAATAACTAATTTTATATGTTCATCCAGTTTTCTATATAAATCATACTTATCCATTTTTCTTCCTCCCTTGAATAAAACTCAATATTCCGTCAATACTGTAGACAACCCATTAAGTTACTTTCTCCTCGTTCCCCCTTGGAGAACCGAGCAGTTAGCTTTTGCTAGCTGCTCTTTTAAATTTACGTCTATTACTTCTTCTGTCTTCTCTTTTTGCAATCCACATCGGATCAATCCAGCCAAACCACGCCGAAGACCATTCTTGCTTCTCTATAGTGAAGTTACGATGTAATTTCCGCTTTCGGCTACGCTCTTTGAGTTTTTTTAGCCGTCCATG